ACCGCAAGCTGCGCCGAGCCATATCCAACGATCCGCTTTACAAGCCAGTCAATATCATGTCGGGTGGAACAGCCGCGCCCAAGTTAATCATTAAGAAAGACCCGCACGCCGAGGTGTTGGACAGGATTAAGACTATCGCTGAATCAAACAAGCAACGCTATCTCACGCATTACAATTGGGACCCAGCGGATATGTTTGAGGAAAGTCCAGTCAGGCTGGAAGATCCGGCAGCCGAGTATCACCTGTTCCTTTCGCTGTTCAACATTGCTGACAATATATGGATTGGCGATGTAAAAGACAGCGGAAGGCATCCGCAGAACTTTCGATCAGCATGGGATTGGAAGAAGCTGGATGCACCGATAGGTCAGTACACAACTGGCGCGACCTACAAAGAAGGCACGGTCAGCAGATCGAACGATGCGGTTGAACACAGGGTATTCTTGGTTGTTGAGTCCGATGTTCTGACCAAGTCTCAGATGGGCGCGGTGTTCCAATTGATGCGTGACTTGTTCAGCATGAAGCTACACGCCGTTGTTAATACTGGCGGAAAGAGCTTGCATGGTTGGTTTGAGATGCCACCAAAGAACGAATGGGTGGAACAATTAAAAGCTTTTCTTATTCCGTTAGGATGTGATCCTGCAACATTCAAACCCAGCCAACCCGTTAGGATTCCTGGGGCAAAGAGAGAGGACAAAATGCAAAGCCTATTATGGTTTTGCAAAGGAGGAAAATGATAAATAAAGTATATGTAGTTTGTAAGGATGACGGAACTGGTGTTCCTTTTGGAATTTATATGTCAATTCCAGATGCTATGTTTGAAACAAGTCATTTTAATCCAGACATTGCCGAATTTTTTATTGGCTCAAACAAGCCTAATTGGGTTAAATCAAGAATTGATTTGGTTGAGGCATTACTTAAATCTGGAGGCTCAAAATGATCGAGCCAGCAGTAGCACTAGGTATCAAACCGAAGACGGACGAGTGGCCGCCGATCAAATCTTATGCACAACTTGTCAAGGAAGACTTGCCTGCACCAGAGACGTTAATTGAGGGAATGCTGCACAGAGGTGGGAAGATGTTGCTGGGTGGAGGAAGCAAGGCTTTCAAGAGTTGGAGTCTAATCGACCTAGCCCTTTCGTTACACGCTGGAGTGCCTTGGTGGGGGCAGCAGTGCAAGATGTCGAGGGTGCTGTTTATTAACTTTGAGATCCAAGAGTGGTCGTTCCGCAATCGGTTAGCTGATGTTATCAAAGCCAAAGGACTAGAAGACAAGGCCGATGACTTTGATGTGTGGACGCTCCGAGGCCACGCTGCCGACCTTACTCTCATCCGCCCCATGATTGAGAAGCAGATTGAAGGTAAGGGCTACCAAGCGATCATACTTGACCCAAACTATATGCTGATGGGTGAGAGGGATGAGAACAGCGCAGGCGATATGTCATCATTGATGAACGAGTTTGAGTACCTAGCGACACGCCACAACTTGTCGATCATCCTGTCACACCACTTCAGCAAGGGCAACAAGTCTGGTGCGGAGTCGATTGACCGCTTCAGTGGATCGGGCGTGTTCGCCCGTAATCCAGATACGTTGGTCGTTCTGACTGCCCACGAGGAGGATGAGAAGACTTACACTTGTGATATAACACTGCGCAACTTCCCGCCAGTAGATAGCTTTGTCGTTCAGTGGCATTACCCGCTGTTCCAAGCCAACTTTGCGCTCAATCCAGACAAGCTAAAGAAGCCAGGCGCACACAAGGCTGTTGACGATAAAAGGTTCTTAACTGAGATGGGTTCAAAGCAGTGGCAAGCGGGTGATTTATGCCGCCATATCATTGAAAAGCTGGAAGTATCAGAATCCACGTTTTATAGGTATCTTAAACGCCTTCATAAGGCCAACAAGATATTGTCTGACAGCGGCTTATATATTGCCAATCAGACCACTTTCTAATCCACTTTCAAAACACTATCATTCCTTGAGCAGTCAGACTCCTTATATATATAAGGAATAATTCGCGAAGGAAAAGTAGGAACAGGACTCCTTAGTCCGTCCTGTCCCTACTACGCTACGCTATTTCCGTAGCGTTCTCCTAAATGAACAAACAGGGCTGGCTGGGCTGGGCTGGGCTGGCTCGCACACGCTCGCACCTGCCAAGGAACGAAGTTGGTTATCAGGTGGTGGGTGTGGTACAATCGTGAAATGAACAACTCAAAGCCAGGTCTATACGCCAACATTAACGCCCGCCGTAAGGCTGGCACTAGCCGTCCTAAGTCTAAAAGCACCATCAGCCCAAAGGTGTGGCGCATGATGAAAGCCAAGAAGGGCGGGTTTGAACCACGATAGAGAGCAGTTGAAGGTAGCGCACAAGTTCATTGCCCTGCTTCAACGTGAGAATGCACAGTTGCATGGCGTGCTACGTTTGCTAGGCCAGTTGGTGGACGATATGAATGCCAACTGCTCCTATGAGGTCTTTGAAGTGCAGTGGAATAGCCTTACCGAGCAGGTCAAGAGGCTGTCGGGATTCTTTGAGAGCCACCAGAAGGCACTCCAGTCGCTCCACGATGCTTGCCCTGAGGTTTGGGATACCGATGAGGTAGATGATGACATACGATAACCTTGGTTATTTTTGGTGTTTATATAAGACAACATGCGCCGTTAGCGGGAAGGTTTATGTTGGGGTTCACAAAACCAAAAAAATACCAAATAACTACATAGGGTGCGGAGTTGTGTCTGATGTTTCGGCAAAAAGAAGAGCATTAAAGATTAAATCGCCATTCGTGCAGGCAGTTGCAAAGTATGGATACAAAAACTTCAATAAAGAAATATTAAGAACATTTGATAATGCAGATGATGCTTACAATATGGAGGCTAAAATTGTAAATGAAGAATGGATAAGGTCTGGAAATTCCTACAATGTTGCTCTGGGTGGTCGAAAAGCTGGCAAGCCTAGCAAATACTCTCATTTATTCGCAAAATGGAAAAGCCTATATGAATCTGGAATGACCATGAAAGAAATAGCCAGAGTAACTGGACTTAGTAGCCATGCTTCAATTAGTATAAATTTAGACAATATCGTTACGAAAAGAAAAAAATACCTTATTGCAAACAAGGCGAGAGAAATGAAATTATTTTGTCTTGAACTTGGCAAGCACTACAATTCGCAAAAAGATTTTTTGTTCAAAACATTTGGAGACTGCAGGCCAAACGGAAATTTGTCTGTTGCAATAAAGAATGGGCTAAAGTTTAGGGGTCTAACGGTGGTAAGAGCATAATGAAAGAATTGCCCTGCAATCGGCCAGTTAGAACGCCAGGAGAAGCGAAAAAATTTCGTGTACGCGCGTGCCAAGGTGGTGAGAGCAAGACTATCCGCTACGGCGACCCCAAGATGACTATTAAGAAGAGCAACCCAGAGCGCAGGCGTAGCTTCAGAGCTAGGCATGGGTGTGACAGCAACCCTCCCAGCAAGCTGACAGCACGGTACTGGTCGTGCAAGAACTGGTAATATGCCAAAGGCAGCCAAAAAAACACGCCACAACCTATCAGAATCGAGCAGAAAGCCTGTTTCTAGGCGTTTTGACTCGAAATGTGATGCCCGAGACCTTCCAGTGGTTAAATTCAAGGTTGAGGAGCTGGGAAACAAAGCCTGCTGTTGCCGTATTGGTCGCTAGGATACCGTTTAACGCTCCCGCGAAAGGCTACGCTACCGTTTGGATGCCTGCGCTTCCGTTTGACGCTCCCGATACTTAGCCCACCGAATTCCTACCGCCTTCTGATAGTGTTCCTTGGGTCGCACCTTTTGAGGACCTTTTACAGATCCGCCTTTCTTACCTAGTCGCGAAAGGTAAGCTTTAATAATCTCGTCTTCGTTCATCTCAAATCCCATAACTTCATCCACTCAAAACATTCCCGCTTGGTTTTATATATTGCATCCAATCCATTACCAAGATGCTGAATCCACCAATGCGGGCGGTGCGGATACATCGTTCCCAACATTTCGGATGGCTTTCTAATATAACCATATTCAAAACATCCTATCCTTTTTATTCTTTTGCTAATTCTTTTTTTAGTTTTCATATTCTCCTTATGCCTACGCTGCCGTTTGTTAGGATGCCCTGGCGAGAGCCAAAATCCATCCTCCGTCCACCTCCGTCACGAGGTGGAACGAGGAGGGACTTCAGCTTGTTGCGTAAGTCGTCTTAGGTTCTTCAACAAACTTGCAAAAGCTTTTCACAAGTTTTGACCTCCACTCATCACCATCAGCCATCCAAACATTCAGAACAACGTCCCGCAAGTTTGGTGACTTCCGATAGTCCAGCTCGGCTTTCATCATTTTATCTGCCTCTTTTACGCTTGGGACCTTGTCTGATTCCTCAAGCCATGAGTTTGAATAATCAAACTTGCCCAAGTATTCTTTTCCTCTCAACATTTCGAGCGTGTACATGTTTTCGTGTCCTTTCTTTTCTGTTTGTTAGGCCATCCCAAGCGGGTTTGACCTCTCCCATCCTCGGTCAAGAGGATGGACGAGGGAAAACTACTTTTTCCGATTTTTGGGTAGGACTAGCCAAACAAAGGCGATCAGTAGGCCGCCGTGAAGTAGTCCTAACGCGTAAACTTGGGGAGTGTTCATTTCCATACCTCCTTTCTTATTGTTGCGCCGTCCAAGCCTTCCCACCTAATCCAACGCGCGGCGCTTTCATAGGTTGAAAATCTACCTTGAAACCTTCCAGCGCAATCTAATACTACGAAACATAGATTCATATTTTCCCCTTGCCCATGATGAAGTCATGAGCCGCCTGCGCCTTAGCAGCAGCATAGAATATCATTTTGGGATCATTTTTGAGAACGCGTGACCAGTTTTGACAATAGGCCACAGCGTTATCTTCAACCTCAGCGCGATTTATGCCCGATGACTGGCAAAGGAATTGCGCGCCAATTTCAGCGACTAGCTCCTCCTTCGCGTATTTTTCACTCCCAAAATTGCCGCCTAAGTCGCGCTCTAATCGCGATTCATGGCCAGTGGAGTGTGTCAATTCGTGAAACATTGTGTCGTAATACGCGCTCGCACTTGTCCAATGCGCCGTTTTTGGCGGCATGTTCACAATATCTTGACTAGGGATATAGCAGGCGCGCGAGCCATCCACTATCCTAGGCGCGCGCGGCATGCGTTTGATTATCTCATCAGCTTGCACAATTTGAGCTACGGGCGCGGCGGCTGACTCCCGTTCGGGCATGCCATCACACTGCGAAGCATTAAAGACTGTATAATGTTTCATGAAGCGAAAGGTTTTCGCCTTCTCGTTTCCAGTGTTTTCCCCTCCTTCATTCTCTCCACTCTTTTTAATCGTGGAATAGAATATGACTGGCCAGCCCTTTTCTCCTTTTCTAACTTGCGCGCCAAGTGCGGCGGCTTGTTTATAGGTTAAGAAACGAGGATCGGGGTAGTGACTCGCTAAGTTCAATACTAGCGCGTTCACTCCCCTATATTCGCTTCCGCTGATCGCATTATGCGCAGCGACACTGCGCCAAGGTTTGCGCCATGGTATCTCACCCTTGCCTAGTGCTTCCACTATCTTCTCAACTATCCGATTC